GCAATAAAAAACCGACTTCGTTGCTCTGCCGTAATAATGGAAATGGTCAAACCGAAGCTGACGGTACTTCGCCCTAATCCGGTTGATCATTTCATCTCTTGAATTTTTAGCTGCCATCTTACAACCCCGCTACGATGATGATGAAGAGCATTAAAATAAACACTGCGACCAACGACGCGATGTATAGCACGTCGAGGAATTTGTGGATAAACCTAAGCATTTTTGAGAGCCTCCTTTAACTGACGTTCACGGGTCTTGTTTCGCTTGGTTCGCTTGTCAGCAAACTTGACGGCTCGACATTTTGGATTCCAGTGCCGAACACGGTTTGTGTTGCTGATGTGTACTGTTCTATTCATAAATGAAACCTCCAGAAAGTGCGTGCTCTTCGTCGATTCTGATCTCATCGCAGTGATCGTACTCGAACTTGAGTCTGATCCGCTTGTCATCTAAGCCGTCACGCACAGGGGACATGACTGCGGCTGTGAATAAGGAAAACAGGTGTGACGAGATTGGCTTAGTGCTCGCAGGGTTGTGGGAAGGTGCTTCGAGATCGTCCTTCGAGAGACCAGCGAACATCGAGTTCAGTCGGATCAACTGCTTTGGGTCCAGCGTGATGCAGTCCTCTTTTTCGTCAACCTCCCTCCCAGCAACCTCTTCGATGTCAGACAGGAATCGATCAAGCCAGACCCATAGGCTCGAATAGCTGAACTTACCAACGGCTTCGTCGTTTCCAGCAAGCTCGAAGGTAACGGTATAGAACCGCTCGAAGAGGATGAATTCAGAGTTGTCCATCGTTTTTCTCCAGTGAGTGTTAAAGCGTGATATTGGTATTCTTGCAGTATCGGCTGTGGGTGTCAAGCGGAATTACGAGAACATTTACAAAAAGTCCAATATCCCCGAAAAAAGCCCTCCGCCCTTCGTTTATAGATCTCCTCGCCGCAGGCAGTGCATTCGCATGTAAGTGGCGAAAACCTCCCATGATAGGTCGTTTTCCTCACTACCCTGCCATCATAGGCTTTCCTGATCCGCTCATCGACCTCCTCTAGGCTGACCTTCGGCTTGCCCGATTTGCTTTGGCGTGGAGGTGGTGGTGGGGCGTCATCAGGCACAAACTTGCCCAACAATCTCTCCAAATCGTGATCCGAGTACCCATCAGGGTCGTGTTTTTGGTCGAAATCAAACCCAAACATAGCATTCTCCAAAAAAAGTTTTTACCGTGTTTTACGGTGTAAAAGTGTAACTTACCCCCCACGAGGGGGGCAAAATCAAAAATCCTTCTTGACTTTCTACTTCTTATAGGTTAAACTCTCGCGTTCCGCTAACGAGTTCACCGAGTTTAGCGGTGACTCAGCGAACAGAGTTTAACCTGATAAGAGAAGGTCAGAGCTACTGTGCTGGCTCTTCTGGTTTCGGACAACCATCAAAGATCCACTGGTCAAGATTCTCTTTCCAGTCATCTGTGAACTTGTATTTGCCGTAGAACGGCTTGCCGCAGATCCCGACCTGTGCAGCCATTGACAGATACTTCCCAATAGTCTTGTCTGTGGAGTCGCCGCCAAAGACCTCCTCTCGCTGTTCCTTATGGTACACGAGGCTCAGCCCATTCTTCTCGCGTTCTTCTAACCACGGTCGCAGCAGTTTGAAGTAGTGCATTCGACGCTCTTCTGCGTTGTCCTTTCGCTCTTTGCAATTCTCCGAAAAGCTGCCAGTTTTCTGGCTCCTCTGCGGCGGTATGTCGGACTTGAACCACTTGCCATCCTGAAGGTAGGCTGAGAACGGCTCTGGGGACTTGGACGACCGTGTTACAGCCTCAACGCATACCAGTGGTTTTATCTCATGTGGCACTAGGACAAGTTGAGAATCAGCCGCCCTACTAATACTCCCAGCCCCAGAACCGATGTCGGTCACCGATTTCTCAGACTGACTCCCCTTGGATGCGTGATGCACAACAATGATCGACACATCATACACCCGACCGATGCGGTCCAGTGCATTATACAGGAGTGTCATCTGGGCATTGTCGTTCTCGCTGGTTCCCTCTGGTAGGAACCGATAGAGGGCATCGAGGACGATCACATCGTACTGACTGGCGTTGACCTCCTCTAGCATCGCCTCTAAGCCCTTTATATCGAGCCCTGAGCCACGCAGGGCGGATACCCTGAGTGACTTGCCGGCTTTGACTCCGAGTGCGTCCTCGACCGTCTTGAGCCGCCATGCGAGTTCGTTCTTGTGGAGTTCATTGTCCACGATGAGGCAGTTCAGGTTATTCGGGCTCGTCCACCCAAGGAAATCGCCACCATTCGCTAGGGTGATTGCCAGATTGTAGACGAACCAGCTTTTACCCGTCTTTGGGGATGCGACGATGTTCAATGTCTCGCCTTGCCGCAGAAGTCCCTCGATTACATAGGGTCGGCGTTCTGGGCATTCACTGGAAAGCTCGTCGATCGTCAACTGAGGGTAGGACTGGCTGATATCAGCACCGGAGGTCGCAGTTCCGAGAGCGAACTCGATTTCAGGCAGGTCGGTCGTCCAGCTATCGTCCCCGAAACCGCATTGGCGAAGCAGTGCTGGTAGATCTTCCCTCTTGTGACCCTCAAGCAGGCGAAACGCCTCCGATAGGGTGATCGACTCGGCTGGGAGGATGCCATCGGAGGTCGAAAAGTTCTTGAGCAGCAGGTTGCCACCCTTCGAGATTGACCGACCGAGGGTGCCCGAAATTGCGTGCGATGAGGTCCGTTTGCCAGGGCGGACAAACTCATACGATCCGTCCCCCTTCACGATCACTCGATAGCCCTTCTGTTCTAGGGCAATCTTGACGTACTGGACAGCCTCCGCAGACTTATTGAAGTCATCCAAGGGCGAACAGCCATGATTCCTCACAGTGGGCTCGATGGGCGGCTCAGGAGCCTTGGGGGCAAGCAGGTGAGCAATCTTCGGGAGCGGTGCCTCATTGACAGGCACATCCTCCGCAGAAGTCTCGATTGCATATTCCCCGCCATTGACGTGAGTCGAACCGGGTCCGATGACCTGACAACCGGCTGAGAGGAAATCAAGACCCTGATATTCCTGAACAGACTTCGGCAACTTGAGGTCCGATGCTTTCGAGAAATACAGGTGGCGACCACCAGACGGCGACTCCACCACAAATGCAGCAACATCGAGCAGGTCGGTGCCACAGTCCTTGGACAGTCGCTCAAGTGCCTCATAGCCATTCTTAGCCGGATCATGGACATCCACGTCGATGACCAGCGTATCAGCATCAAGGACAATGCCGTACTTATCGTCATTTGGACCAAACTCGATGTCAGATGCACGCACCTGAGTCTCTGTCCACTTGGGGGTTGTCGGTCCCTTGCGACCGGCTTGGATGGGCACAACTCGTGGGTTCCATTCCTTGATCATTTCTGGGATTTGCACTGCCATTGGTTACTCCTTGGAAAGGCGTGATAAAATGTGTTGCATGGTAAGAGGACCAAAACCACGAGCGATCGAAGTTCAAGAATCATCAGGTTCATTCAAGCACGATCCGCAGAGACGCCCAACTAACATTATAAAAGCGGACTCTCGGCTTCCTGAACCACCTGATTTGATCAAGAACGACAAAACTGCACTCGCCGTTTGGCGTGATACTGTGGATATCTTAGCGTCTAGTAATATATTAAGCAAGACGGATACGGCACTTTTAACACAATATGTTGTAACTTATTCTGCGTGGACCAAATGTGCTGAACATATCATGAAGCACGGTCATGAGGATGAGAACGGAAAGACGAGCCCTCAATCGGTTGCTTTCTTCAAGTTGTCATCCGAGCATCAGAAGCTAATCGCAGAACTTGGATTGTCGCCGTCCAGTCGAGCCAGACTGTCAGTTGCGACAAGTGATCCGACAGATGCCAAGGCAAACAGCGACCTCCGCAACTTCTTAAAGGCTGCGAAGGGTGAGTAATGAACTTCTTTCCCTATGTCGATCGCGTCATCAATGATGACGTTGTTTGTGGCAAGTGGATCAAGCTCGTCGTCGAACGGCACGTCAACGATCTCAGCCGAGTCGATGACGACGACTTTCCGTACTACTTCGACGAAGATAAAGCTCAGTTTGCACTCGACTTCTTTCCTCAGATTCTGAAGCACTCGATCGGTGCCCATGCAGGTCAACCATTCTATCTGGAGGATTGGCAGCAGTTCTTCGTAGGCTCACTCTTCGGGTGGCAACACAAAGAGGAAGGCAGGGGGCGAAGGTTCCGGCAGGCGTTCTTGACACTTGGGCGTAAGAACGGAAAGAGCACCCTAGCGGCTGGGATTGCACTTATGTTTGCTGCAATCGACATGAACCCAGTCACTAACGATGTTGAGCAACGTGCCCAAGTCATCCTCGCCGCAACCAAGCGTGAACAGGCAGAGAAGGTTATCTTTGCCGAGTGCCTGCGTATGCGTCATCAAGCTCCTGCTCTCCGAGCCGAGTCTGTTGTTGCAAACAAGGTGATCACGTTCAACCACAATGGCGGTAACATTCAGGCTGTCGGTTCTGACCGACCATACGATGGGCTGAACCCTGTTCTGGTCTCCCTCGATGAGACCCATGCGTTTGGAAACCCGCATCGCAAGTTCTTCTCGACGATGGTCACTGGTTCTGGGTCTCGGGTTCAGCCATTGCTGTTGACCACCACTACAGCCGGTGACGATCAATCGCACATCTGGATCGAGCAGATCAACTTCTGCAAGCAGGTGCTCGGCGGGACCGTTGTGGAGGACTCGATCCTCCCGATCATCTATGAAATCGACGAGGAGGATGACCCGCTCGATGAGGGATGCTGGCACAAGGCAAACCCCAACCTTGGCGTATCAATCTCCTATGACTTCCTCCGAGCCCAGTCGAAGCCATGCCGATCGTCAGTTACGGCACTCAACCGATTCAAGCGATATCACGCCAACACTCTGGTCTCGTCCACAGAGCGAATCTTTAGCCTAGAGGACTTCGATAAGTGCAGGGGCTCGCTATCCGATTGGAGGCGTGATGCTGACGCATGTGCGGCTGGGATTGACTTAGGTGGGCGAGATGACCTTGCAGCATTTGCATTGGTCGCGAGGTTCCCCACGGGCGACTACCATGCGGACGATAGCCCGATCTACAGGTACGAGGGCAGAGTCTGGGCGTACATATCGAGGACTACCCATAGGGATCTAACGGAACTTCCGTTTGCCCAGTGGATTGCTGACGGCTTGATCAAGGTCACGGACACACCAATTGCTGACCTCCAAGCCGACTTCATAAACGAATACTGGGACAACTACTGCTTCGACGCTGCCATTGACCCCTATCAGGCACAGCAGTTCGGGGAGCAGGTTTCATCCCAAGGTGTGGTCATCGCAACGATGGCACAAACTCAGGCACATTTCAACGAACCTATCGCTGACTTTCGGCAAGCCTGTGCAGATGGGAGATTCCGCCACGATGGAAACCCATTGCTGCGTTGGTGTTTGTCGAATGCCGTTGCAGTGAAGGACAGACAAGATCGTTGGATGTTGGCAAAGGCTGCGAGCAGTCAGAAGATAGATCCCTTAGTCGCATTGCTCATGGCGTATCGTCGCTGCATGGCAGCACCTACGCGAGGTGATGGCGATGTTTTTATCACATAGGAATAGAACATGAAAACGATTGGAAGAGCGTATCGTGCTTTCAGCGGTCTCAAGAATCCGGCAGCATGGCTGACCGAGTTCTTTGGCGGAACGCAGAGCAAGACCGGCATCAAAGTGACGACCGACTCAGCACTCGGGTTGGCTCCGGTCATCTATGCTGCAAACAAGATTAGCGGACACATCGCACAGCTACCCGTGCGTGTCTATGACGAGATGAGCCTAGAGAAGGAAGATCGCAGGCAGTCACCGGCTTGGAAGCTGATGAACAAGCGACCAAACAAGTTCATGACATCTTTCACCATGAAAGAGATCATGATGGTTCATGCGTTGATCAATGGGAACGGAAGGGCATACATCGTTCGCAACTCGATCGGCACTCCGACCGACCTGTTACCGATTGATCCATCCCATTGCCAAACAATCTTGGTGGACAACGAGAAGTGGCACCTCGTGATGGCGAACCCTGGGACTCCGCAGTCAGCAGTGCCCGACCGGCTGAGAATGGGCGAATACTACAAGGTGCCCGATCGTGACATGATCCACATCATGAACACGAGCTATAACGGCGTCTGGGGGCTGCACCTCATCGAGCTTGCCAAGGACGTGTTCGGACTGACTCAGGCATCACAGGATGCAACAGCAATCACAATGGCGAACAGCGGACGACCGGGCGTGTTGCTCGAAGCACCGACCGGCATGTTTCGCAGTGCCAAGGATGCACAAGAGTTCCTCGACAACTTCAACAAGAAACACGAGGGCATCACAAACACTGGGCGAGCAGGCTTGCTGCGTGACGGCATGAAGGCGACCACTGTGCCCATCTCGGCATCGGACGCACAGTTCCTTGAGCAGCGTAACTTCCAGCGTGAAGAGATTGCATTGCTGTTCGGCTTGGAAACGATCATGGGCGACAACTCAGGTCAGACCTATAAGTCGATCAGCGAGCGAAACACTGCATACATCCAGAACTGCCTCCAGCGGTGGTTTGCAAAGTGGGAGTGCGAGATCGAGGACAAGCTCGTGAACCCAGCAAGACCAATGTGCGTTGAATTTGATTCGACTCCGTTGGCGAAGGGTGATCCAAACTCGCTTGCCGACTACTCGGTCAAGATGGGTCAGACTGGGGCAGTTACGATCAATGAGACTCGTGCGATGCACGGGTTTGCACCAGTCGAGGATGGGGACAAACTTCCTCACCAGATTGCACTAGATATCACCAAGGCACAGGAACCCGAGGAGGGCGAAGAGCCTAGTGACGACGATACCGAAACCGAAGAACCAAAGAAGGAAAATACCGATGAAGTTAGAGAGTAATCCAGAAGCAAAAACGATCACCTTCCGAGGTTTCGTTGGTGACTACGACAATGGCATTTCGGCTGACGACTTCCGAGCCGTCCTGGCAGAACACGATGGTCAGGACGTTACGATCCACCTCAACTCCGAGGGAGGCAGCGTGACCGATGGTCTGTCGATCTTCAACGCCATTTCCCAGCATGATGGCGAAGTGACTGTCCATATCGACGCACTGGCAGCGTCCATCGCCACGGTGATCTGCTGTGCGGCTGACAAGGTGATCATGAACAGCAATGCGAAGTTTATGATCCACAGGGCATGGACCGCAGCGATGGGCAACTGCGTCGAGTTCCGAAAGATGGCAAACATCATGGAGATGCTCGATGGCGATATCGCTGATGTCTATGAGAACCGCACCGGAATTGCCAAGGAGGAACTGCTTGCCATGATGGACGAGGAGACTTGGCTGAACGCTGAGGAAGCTCTAGCGAACAAGTTCGTCGATCAGATCCATGATGTCTCCAAGCCACGAGCCGAGGCAAAGGTCGATGTCAAAGCAATGCTGTCCCCAGCGATATCTCGGAGCCTAAAGGCTGGGATGACTCGGCGGCTCAAGCTCCGAAAAAGATCCTAACTTTAGCGTGATATAATATCCACTTCGGGCTACGGTCCAGAAATTTGTCAACAAGGGTAAATGGAGAAACCAAAACCCATGAAGCGTATCAATGAACTAAAGGCTCGAATGGACGAAATTCTCGATATCTTCGAGGAAGTCAAGATCGAAGCCGAGGGCAGCGACCTGACCGAAGAGCGTCAGGAATTTGTCGCAGCACTGACCACTGAGTTCGACGAGGCACAAGCCGAAGTCGCCAAATTTGAGAAGCAGCAAGCAGAGATTGAGGCTCGCCTCGATATCCGCCGAGCTAGCGAAGAAATTTCAGAACCTCCACAAATCGCAGAACCCGTCCAAGAGGAAGTCAAGAACGTGATCCCCGCAGTCGCCAAAACCCAGAAGAGCAAGTTCTTCGCGTCGAACGAAGATGCTTACACCGCAGGCATGTTCCTGAACTCCCTGAGCGGCAACCGCCGAGCCAACGAGTTCTTGGCAGCACAGTCGATCGGCACTGACGCTGACGGTGGATACCTTGTTCCAACCCCATTGGCTAACACGCTGATCAACTTGCTGGAAGAGTACGGTGTTGCTCGCCAAGTCTGTAAGCGGATCGTCATGTCGGCTGAGACTTGGAGCGTACCAAAGCTGACCGAGCACGCAACGGTCTACTACCCAGCCGAAGCTGCCTCTATCACCGAGAGCGATTTGGCATTCAGCCAGATCACCTTGACGGCGAAGAAAGTTGCAGCGTTGGTCAAGATGAGCACCGAAGTTCAAGAAGATTCGGTTATCTCTCTGGTCGATACCGTTGTGCAGTCGATTGCCTACTCATTGGCGATTGCCGAGGACAACAACTTGTTCAACGGCGTTGCTTCGGCTATTAACGCCAACGGCATCAACGATGACACCAACGTGGCTGACACTAACGTAGCAAGCGTTGCTGCCTTGGCGTTGTCTGACTTCACCGACTGTGTTGCTGCTATCGGCAACCCAATCATCGGTGCTCGCAACGAGTGGTACATCAATGCAAGCCTGTTCCACGGTCCAGTTCGCGAACTGTTGAACGCAGCTGGTGGTAACACTCTGGCTGACCTCGAAGGTGGTCAAAGCCCACGACTGCTGGGATACCCAGTGAACTTCGTGAGCGTCCTCCCGGGTGCATCGGCATCGACCGCAGGCGACTTGCTTGCAGTGTTCGGTGACATGAGCCTCGGATGCTACTTTGGTGATCGCCGCCAACCATCGTTCAAGGTTCTGAACGAGTTGTTCGCTGTGAACGATCAAGTTGGCGTTGTCGCTACCGAGCGTATCGACATCCAAGTTGCCAACCCAGAAGTACTTGGCAAGATCACCATCACTGGCTAATGGCTAAGTATAAATTCAAACGTGATCGGTGCGGATTCCGTGCTGGTCACGTTTTCTCCACCGGAGACCTGAGAGAGGGTCTCGTCAAGACGCTGCTTGCATTCGACGCTATTGAGAAGGTTGAAGATGAACTGGACGCTCCGAAGAACGTCAAGCCCTCAAGCAATGGCAGTAAGTCTGGACGAAGCAAAGGATCATCTAAGGGTAGCCGGAAGCGAGCAGGACAGTCTGATTCAGCTTCTGATTGAATCGGCAACTGAGCAAGCCGAGCGAGACACTGAAAGGTGTTTCGTTCAGGCAACGTGGCAACAGACACAATATGGTTTCCCAGCCAATGGTGGACCAATCCTTCTCAACATGAGCAAGGCTGTGTCTGTTCAGTCGATCACATATCTCGACACTAACGGTGTATCTCAGACGTTATCAACGGACGACTACAGTCTTGACCTTGGTCGAAACGTAGTCACATGCCTGAATGATGATGACGGCTGGGCGGAAACGCTGAGTACACAAACAGAGAGAGACACAGTCACCATCTCTTTCACATGCGGCTCGGCGGACCCAGCCACACTTCCCAGCCTGTTCAAGCACATGGTCCTGCTGGAAGTTGGCAGAGCATACTACGATCCGGCACAAGAGAACGGCGTCAACACAAACGATGGACGCTCATATGAGAACATCGTTCGTAAGCTGATTCGGAGTTCATATCCGTAATGCCAAAGGTAAGTGGATTCAATCGAAAGCGTATCGGTCATCGCAACTATGTTGCGAAGATAGAGTCGCCGCCAACCGCAGAAGATGCGTATGGGCATGTGACCTACACGACTGGTACGTGGACGACATTGGTTCAGAAGTGGTATTGCGAATTGATTGATGCAGCAGGCTCCGAGATCATCGAGGGATTCGCTGTGAAAGAAATGACCGAGAAGGTTGCGATTGGTGACTCAAGCCAACTGAGGAACCTGAATCTCAACACAAAGTGCAGGCTGACGATCCGAGGCAAGGTGTATGGCGTAACAGCCGTGCGTGACGTTAGCGGTGACGGCTTCACAACGAGAATAGAACTGAGGTCGATCGAGTAGTGGCAAAGAGATCAAGAAGTCAAGTCCTTCGCGAGGTTGAGCAGTTCCTGAGAGGGAAGCAGACAAAGTCCGGAGGAACTGGCAGGGCTGGATCAAAGGTCTCTTACACTAACTTGCAGAAAGACCTAGAAGGCATTACGGAAGAACTATCAAAGAAAGTTATCCCGACTGCGGTCGCTTCGGCAGCAACGATCGTCAGAAAGGAAGCTGTTGCGATGGTTCGCAGTGGATCGAGGCAGTCGCCTTCGTCCAGTAAGAAAACAAAGACAAGAGGTCAGCCTCCACTACGCAGATACCCAACAGGGGTCGGCATGACGAATGCTGGGAAAGGGGCGTGGTGGGGAGCCGACATGATCACCAGACGTGGCGGACCAGGCGGACCATCGCTTGGTGCTCCTGGGACGATCATCAAGAAGAGATTAGAGAGAAAAGGGTACGGCTTGAGCACCAGCCAGAAGGTTGGTCCTCGGTACGCAAGGAACGATCCGAAGGGAAAGAACTTTGCTCATACTCATGAGCCAAAGAGTGGATCGACAGGTGCCCCAAACCATAAGTGGTGGGGCAAGAAAGCAAAAAAGAAACTGCGTGCGAGACCATTCATGGGTCCAGCGGGCGAAAAAACACTTCCACAACAGCGGCGAGCAATCAAGTCAGCCATTGTTAAGTGGAAGATAAAGAGACCTGATTTAATATGAGCCGACCAGTCCCACAGATCATTACACGACTCCGAGCCGATGCGACCGTTGCGTCCATCGCTGGGACGAGAGTGTTTGCAGAGCATCCTCCGCAAGACGATGTTCTTCCGATCGTTGTCATTGGCGTCGAGAGCGTTCGGGGCTTCAGCGACAATGTTGGTCTGTGCCACCAGAAGGTGTACGTTGCATCGGTCAGCGTGGACATTATCTGTCAGACCAGAGGTCAGTCAGAGGACTTGCAGGAGGCTGTAGAGGACTCATTGATTGGATGGGTCTCTTCAGATACAGGATATCCGATCAACGGCATCACCTCGGACGAGGGTGCGTCTTGGCAACTGATTGACCCAAAGGACGGCTCGGATGAACGAGGCTACTGGTGCGAACAAACTTACTCCGTTACTTACCAAAGGATCTAAATAGATGGCAACTCAAACTGGTTTAGGAACAACCATTTCTTTCGGCGGAACCGGTGGTTGCGTCCGAAGCGTAACTCTGCCCGAGTTCAGCCAAGAGGCGATCGACGTATCGTGCTTGGACTCAACTGGGTTCATGGAGAAAATCAAAGCAGGACTGGCTGATCCCGGTGAAGTCTCTGCGGTCGTTTTGTGGGAGGACGATTACACGCCACCAGCGATTGGCGATGCTGTGTCTGTCACGATCACATTGCCAGATGCCTCAAACTTTGCCGGAACAGGCTGGGTCAGCGGAATCAGCTATGGGTCAGCAGAAGTTGGGTCGGTTATCGAATGTACGATTACTGTTACGTTTGACGGTCAAACGGGACCAACCTTTACCAACCCAGCGTAGGATAGCCAATGAGTGATCGGAAAGTTGAACTCGTCCAGTTAGCCGGAACAAATATGGCGACTGGACGGAAGCAGTATTATGAAATCTGGATGATCTACGTTACCGATGGAGAGGATCGGTATCTAGCGGGACGACTGGATTGGCATGATGATGCAGAGATTATCTACCTCACGCGAGTCGATGCCTTCCTTCGGAAGTGGGTCGATGAGGAAGTTTCCAAACAACTGAAGCGTAAAGTCGATTCGCTTGAGTTCAAGGATGTTACTGACGTGATCGAGGAACTAGAAAGAGATAGTCTAAATGAGTTTAACGAAGAAGATCTTGCTGGCTGAGTTGGTATGCTCCAAGCCTGAGAAGTTGAAAACGAAGTTGTTTGGTCATGACGTTTACGTCAAACCAGTGTCCGAGTTTCAGCGTTCACGGCGTCTCTCAGCCCTCTATGGCAAAGATGGTGAAGTAGATCGCAGTGCCTTGCGTAAGGCACGCATCTACACAATCATCGACCACCTCTGCGACAAGGACGGCAACAACATCTTTACCGACTCCGATGTCAAAGAACTGCTTGACCTCGACGCACTCAAACTCGATGTGCTGCAAAAGCACATCGAGGACTGGGTGGAGAAACGCGAGGGAAAGATCCAAGGCGAATAGATAAGTTTGTTCAACACCTTGAACGCAACCACCGGCTGTCATGGGTGTTTTCTATTTGCCAAGATCTTGGTATCGACGACCCGATCAACTGGATGAACAATACATCCAGCGTGGTCGTCGATTGGTGGATTGCGTACAAAATCTACAGGTCAGACCAAGAGCGTGCGGCGTATGAGAAGGTCTCTGGTAAAGAGAAGAAAACTACGTTCAGCGGAAGCGACCATGAAGGTCTCGGCAAATATCTAAGGGCTCACAATGGCGGGAAAGGATAGAATCGGAGCACTGTACTACGAGGTCATTCTTGATCCTCGTGGGTTCGCTCGTGGAGTCACGTCTGTCAAAGCAGATGCGGATCTCCTTACGAGAGCAGTGCAAGGAACGACTAGCGAAATTGCCCGCATTGATGCTGAACTCCAAGCCACCATACAGCGGTCGCTCAACGCATCCGGTGCCGAGCGGGACATCCTCCGATCCTACGCGATGGAGTTGATCCAAAACAAAAAGGACTACTACAAAAAGGAACAGGATGCGAGGGACGCTGCCGCTGCCGCGAACATTGCACGGCAGGAGGCTGAGGACGCAAGGATAGAGAAAGAGCTTGCACG